GACTTGTCAAGAGGATATACATTTAGTGAGACAACTTTTAGACAAAAGGATCCTGCAGGTGCCAAAGCCTACAGCGATTTTCAAAAACAAAAAGAAAACGAAATTTTTGCCACCGAGGTCGCAAGGTTAACAGCACAGGCTCAAAGAAACAATAACGGTACAGTAACACCTCGTGAGCGAGAACTTATAGATCAGCAAGCTTTAACCACAGCCCGTCGACTGAGTCAAGATCTTGCAGTAGAAAAATTTTTACCGCAGATTCAAGCAGCTGGAGCAATTAGCTTTCCGGGAGTCCCAATTAGTCGCGGGACGCAGCCGGGTGCTGCTATACCTCGAACACCACAAATTAGCAGCAGGGAACCTTAATGTCAGATAATATTCAACGCAGTCGTGGCCGTGGTCAAGGTTATAAGTTTGACCGCGGCGGTAACCCCGCAGAATTTGGTCCGTTTATCGGCGAAGTAAAAAACAATGTGGACAGCAATAGATCTGGTCGTTTACAAGTTTACATTGAACAGTTTGGTGGCGAGGATCCAGATGACACAAGTCTATGGCGTACAGTTAGTTATGTGCCGCCTTTTTATGGTTCAGTAGCACAGTCAGGCACTGATACTGGTACAGGCGATTACGTTGGCAATACTCAAAGTTACGGCATGTGGTTTACTCCACCAGATCTTGGTACCCAAGTAATTTGCTTTTTTGTTGCAGGTGATCCCAACCAAGGGTACTACATAGGATGTATTCCAGATCCAGCTGTTAATCATATGATACCGGCCATCGGCGCTAGCAAGAATTTTGATCTAGGCGACAGCAAAGATAAAAATTATTTCAGCAAGGCCAAACAGCTACCAGTCACTGAAATCAACGTAGAAAACGAAGAAATTGATGAGAATCCCAGATTTTACGATCAGAAGAAACCAGTGCATTCATATGTGGCTGGCATCATGCTGCAGCAAGGACTAATTGACGACACTGTACGTGGCCCTATCACCAGCAATAGTCAACGAGAAAGTCCCAGTTCTGTCTACGGTATCAGTACTCCAGGACGACCAGTTTATCAAGCTGGTCTAAACGAAAACAAAGAAAACATTGTCGACAAGACCAATTCCAGCGCCAAGCGATTGGAAGATGTCAAGATTATTAGTCGACGTGGCGGACACAGCATTGTGATGGATGACGGAGATCTGCAAGGATTTGACAATCTAATACGCATACGCACCAGCAAGGGTCATCAAATCACTATGAGTGATGACGGCGACTGCTTTTATATCATACATGCCAACGGGCAAAGTTGGATCGAATTAGGAACAGAAGGCACCTTAGATGTGTATTCTACCAACTCAGTCAACGTGAGAACCGAAGGAGATATTAACTTACATGCCGACAAAAACATCAACATGTTTGCCGGTGAAAGTATCAATATCAAAAGCAAAAGTGTAAAAATCAACAGCACAAAAAATCTTGAGTTAGCAGCCGAAGGCACACTAGCAGCTTACAGCAAAGGCAACTTTGGCGTACTCAGCGACGGTGCTTTGAACATGAAAAGTTCAGGTGGCGGCTGGGATGCCGGGGGCAGCATGGCTCTCAAAGCCGGAACCATCGATCTCAACGGTGGCGCCAGTCCAGGATCAGTTAGCAAGCCAACAGTGATAGAAGATTTAGAATTGCCGGATACCATATTTGAAACTAATGTGGGGTGGAAAGTAGAAGAAGGCAAACTAAAAACTATTGTGACCCGTGCTCCTACACACGAGCCGTATCCTTATCACAATCGTGGTGTTGAAGTCAAAGTTGCGTTGGATCAAGGCGGACCAGCAGAAGCAGCAGCAGCCGCAGCAGCTCCACCGCCTCCCAGTACCGAAGCTGTGGCACAGTTGGCTGATGAACCGGTTACTGTGCCGGTCAACGCTGCACAAGTACTAAAAGAACCACCGGCCACTGTCGATATTCCTGGCTTGAACTCTAAGGAACTCACTGGCATGATGAGCAGTGCAGCAGCCAGTGTGAATCAACCGTTCAATATATTCAGCGTCGAAAAAGGAATTGGCAAGTATGGGATTTCGCCAATACAGCTGGAACAGCTGGGATTTGTCAAACCTGGCACAGTTTCGCAGTATCTTGGAAATTCGTCAAGTTTGAATGCATTGCTGACAAGTCCTACTATTTGGACTGGTAAAAACAATGTCAACGGCATCAACGGAATACTCGGCAATGTAAATTTACAGGGTCTAATGCAACAGGATCTCATGCGTCGCGGTGCTGCTCAACTGCGAGCATCAGGGGTGCTAAAAGGACTAGAAAAACCATTACAGTTGGCGCCGCTGATACAGTCCACTGTTAAATTTGGACCAGGGGCAGTTACTGAGTGGGTTAAAGGCAATGCCAACCAAAAGATTGTAAATCAAATCAACAGCTTGTCTAAGAATGCGCAACAGGCTGTCAGCTTGGTTACCAGCAAGTTAGGACTGGGAAATTTTGGTGGAATCATTGCAGCTATTTTTGGAGCTACTCAAACTGTCAGCCGAAACGGAATCAACTCTGCTGTAGTTTCAGTAATTGGCAATCCCAAGGTTCCGCCTCCAGAATTTAAACCCAAAGATCGAACACAAACATTTGATATTAGAGCTGAGCAGCAGGACGCCAGAGTAGCTGCTTACGAACAGGCCAAACGAGAAGGCAAATCAGAAGCTGAAGCACAAAATATTTCTGCGAGAGTTGGCAACGAAGTAGGTGCTGCCGCGCTCAGCAGAATTAATATTGTATAATGGATTAAATACGCACATGACTACTTTTGTTGGATTCAATACAATCAATCAATTTAAAAAATTTACCTTGATAGATTTTGAGTTGGTTAAACGCGACTTTGCAAACGCTCTCAACATCAGACAAGGTGAGGTACCGGGCTTGCCTGGCTACGGCACCACATTGTGGAGCTTTGTGTTTGAAAATCAAAGTCCAGACACTGAAAATGCAATCCTGGCTGAATTACAACGTGTAGCAGCACAAGATCCACGGCTGTATCTTGCCAGTGCCGAAGTATATCCGCAAAACAACGGCATACGAATAGAAATGCTGGTGCAGGTAGTACCCAGTTCAGTTAACCAATTGCTTGTGCTGTTTTTAGACCAACAATCTCAACGAGCCGGTTATATCTAAAACTACCACGTTATTTCTATCGATAAATAACACAACAGTGAGATATTATGGCCAAGACTACCCGGCAAACCGCAATATTTGGAGTTGAAGATTGGAAGCGTCTGTATCAGACCTACCGAGAAGCTGACTTTCAAAGCTACGATTTTGAAACTTTACGCAAGAGTTTTGTAGATTATCTGCGCTTGTATTACCCAGAAACATTCAACGACTACATCGAAAGCTCAGAATTTATTGCTTTACTAGACGTTATGGCGTTTATGGGTCAGGCCTTGGCATTTCGCAATGATCTAAATGCACGTGAAAACTTTTTAGACACTGCAGAAAGGCGCGATTCAGTGGTGCGTTTAGCCAACTTGGTCAGTTATACACCCAAGCGTAATCAAGCAGCACAGGGATTTTTAAAAGTATTTTCGGTTACCACAACTGAAGATATTACAGATTTCAACGGCATCAACTTGTCTAATGTCACTGTCAACTGGAATGATCCTACCAACCCCAACTGGTTTGAGCAATTTACCTACATTACCAATGCTGCTATGGTTGACAGTCAGAAGTTTGGCCGTCCCGGCAACACACAAAATATCTTAGGTGTACGTACCGAAGAGTACTCATTGAATTTGGTCCCAGGATTTCTGCCCATTGTTTCTTACAACAGCACAGTCGATGGCGTCAGTATGCCATTTGAAGCAGTCAGTAGCACCAGCCAAGGTCGTGACTATGTGTATGAACCTGCTCCCAGACCCAGTGGTATTTTTAATGTGCTGTACCGCAACGATTCTTTGGGATTTGGCAGCGACAACACCGGTTACTTCTTTCTTTTCAAACAAGGCATTTTGCTCAACCAAGATTTTAACCTGGCAGAAGCTATTCCTAACCGTACGGTCAACATCAACATTGAAGGCGTCAACAACGAAGACTACTGGCTATACAAGCTGGACAACGTTGGTTCGATTGCAAGCGAATGGTTGTATGAAGAAAGCATATATGCCGCTGCAGTTGAGCAACTAACCCCAGAGCAACGAAAGATTTACAGTATCACCAGTCGTGCCAATGATCAGATTACCCTGACATTTGGTGATGGCGTGTTTGCCGAAGTGCCAGTTGGCCTGTTCCGCAGCTACGTGCGTTCATCTAACGGATTACAATACATAATCAATCCAGAAGAAATGCAAAGCATTCTGATACCCATTAGCTATATCAGTCGCTTTGGACGTTTAGAAACCATCACTTTCAACTGTGGAATTACACAGCCAGTATCCAACGCACAACCACGTGAAACCATCGAAGAAATTAAACAACGTGCTCCAGCCAGATACTACACACAAAATCGCATGGTCAACGGCGAAGATTACAACAACTTTCCTTTTACTCGATACAACAACATTATCAAAAGTAAAGCAGTGGCACGCAGTGCCACTGGTACCAGTCGATACATTGACTTGACTGATGTAACTGGCAAGTACAGTTCTACCAACATCTTTTCCAGCGACGGCGTTCTTTATCGAGAAAATCTACTGCCCAGCTTTGAGTTTGACTGGGTCAATCGCAACGACATTGTGGATATCATCACCAACAACATTGAGCCCTTGCTGAGTTCACGCAGTATGCTGCAGTTTTACTATGCCAACTTTGAACGTCCAAATCTGGCAATCTTAAATTTGGCCTGGAATCAAAGCACCACATTGGTCAACGAGACCACTGGTTATTTTTATAACACGTTCAACTCAAATCCTCAAGCCATTGGATTATATGCCAGCAACAATGCACGCTATGTGACACAGGGCAGCCTGGTTAAATTTATTCCGCCTGTTGGGTTTTTCTTTGACGCCAACAACAAGTTAGTAGCCGGCACACCTGTCAGAGCTGATGAAAAACTTGAAATTTGGGCCACAGTGTCAGCAGTGATACTGGATGGTATCAACAATGGTCTAGGCAACTTGCCAGATGGAAACGGGCCAGTAGCTCTGAATACATTTGTACCAGATGGTGCATTAGCGGCCGAAGTTATTCCTAAATTCATCGACGACCTACCTGGTGCTTTAGAGCAGTCCATGCTACAACAAATTGAGCTGTTTAGAAATTTTGGTATCGGGTACGATAACTTGAACAGCACGTGGTATCTAATTACCAGCACCAATCTTGCTGTGGATACTGCATTCAGTCTTGCCAACGCACAAAATACTCAAGGTGTTAATCTTGATGCTTCCTGGTTAATAGAATTTGTAACCAACGGTGAAAGTTACACTGTGATATCGCGTGGGTTGGATTATGTTTTTGCCAGTGTCATTGAAACTAGATTTTTCTTTGACGGCAGTGAAAAAGTCTACGACAGTCGTACAGGACAAATTATCAAAGATTTTGTACGAGTGCTGAAATCCAATAGTCGACCTGACAGCAACTT